AATGAATTGTTTAATAATAGTTTTTGGAACTCCAAGATTGCTGTTAATTGATAAACGCATATTGGGCTTAGGATTAGCTATTAAATAATCTAAAACTTCAAATGTATTTTTGTTTAGTAATGGTTCTCCGCCAGTAATTCTAAATATTTTTAAATTGTCTACTAGGTCAGGCCACCATTGCCAAAATGCATCAATGTAAGGATTATAATCTTTGTTAGGTATAGGTATACGATCAGTTTTTTCTAACCAAACAATATCATTATATATTCGATCAGTTAGTTGGTATCCACCGTGTTGTTTAACTTCGCCCATCCACTGACTACTTATTTCTGGATTGCAATAGCTACACTTGAAATTACACGTACTTCCAAAGTTGACTTCTACACTTGTGGGATAGGTATTATCGTCCCAGCCGTTCTTTAGAATTTCAGGAGTACAATTTCTTGCCCAGCTGTTTGCACTTTTAACTACTCTATCACTATAGGTAGTAATACTACCTTCTTTATTACTATCTTCTACTCTCCAGCAATAGTCACACTCTTCAGGGCGCTGTCCCTCAAGCATCAATTTTCGTTGTTGTTTTTTAAACTCAGTGTTATGTAAAGCACTGGGATTTTTTAAAATTTCTTCAACTGGTATTTTATGTGTGCTAGGATGGTGACAACTATGTGTTCTACCAGTATCTAGGTGAATAGTTACTTCTTTCCATTTAGCGATACAATAACTAGGACTAACTATGTCTAGTTTCTCTTTTACCTTAGCGTACTTAGAATTAATATCATCGTCTTCCATTTAAATCCTTGCGTGTATATTAATTATCCGATAGCTGTCTATGACGATTTTTTTTCTAATAGAAAAATATAGACAAAAGAAAACCCGCCCGTAAGTCTATGACATCAGTGGGACGGGCCGTGTTATTATTGTTTCTTAGCTGGTTCAGCTTTCTTTTCTACCACCGGCTTTTCAATCTTTGGCATTTCTTTTGGCTGTTTCTTGCACTCAGTTTTGTCTGCATTTGCCTTGTCTTTACAGTCAATCTTTGCTGACTTTGGTACACGGGCTTCTACAGTCTTGTTACCAACTTTAACGTCTTTGGTTTCGCCTTCTAGCTTCTTAGCAGGCTCGCTACCGGCCTGTGCTAAACCTAATGATAATCCTAATACTAATGCGGTTAATAATTTCATAGCAATCTCCTTTTGATTATTTATTTACACAAAAAAGCCCAGGGCTATTAACCATGGACTTCTTTGTATTTTGCCAATGCAATTTGTCTAGCTAGCCATAATCTAAACTTTACATAGTCTGATAGTTCTTCTTCAACTATCTTACCAAAATTCTCAGCTTGTCGATTACGGCCAAATGTGACTTCGTCGTTTATTTCGTAGTCACCGTCCTCTAGATCATTTGGATTACTTCTTAGCAGGCTCTTTCTTGTCGTCTTTCTTAAGAGGCTCACTTTTAGCAGGCGTTGCTGGCGCAGTAGCGGCAGGTGCTGGCGCGGCTGGCTTGGCAGTGGCTGTGACAGCAGGTTTAGCATCAGCTTTCTTTTCTTCTTTCTTAGCTGGTTCTGCGGCGAACGCTGTAGCGGCAAACATAGTTGCGATTAGAGTTGCGATCAATTTCATTTTAAAGTTTCCTTTTTGGTTATGTAAGAATTTTTATCCCTACATATATATAACGCGGTAGCCTTATAGAAAGTTGACACAGTTTGACGATTTAAGTCCAAAGACTGTCTCGAGCTTTGATTAACCGAATCATCATAGCTTCATCTTCTGCCGCATAGTCAGCTTCAATCTTCTGTAGCAATTCATGTGAACGTGTGCTAAGTTCTTCAAGTTCGGGAGTTTTCTTGCTGCCAAAAAGTCTGCCATCGTTGAGTAACCGTGTCTTTTCGCAGTATTCACTCCACCCTGACGCATCATATGGATCAGGGCGAGCACGATATGTTACAGTCCACCACGTGTAAAGTTCTTTAATTTCCTTGGCACGTTCTGCTTGAGATGTAGGCTTGCCATATATTGGATCATCTTTTGGGGTCCACTCATCGTCATGCTTTAGAGTCATTGCCCAGTCAAGATGATCAATCCCTGCCTGCGGACAACGCCATGTGCGCCAACGGAACCAACCACTTGCCCAGAATGGAGGATCGTACTTTGCACGAGCTTCCTTATCACCCCACGCAATATGACTCCATGCTGATTCTACTTCAACAAAATCAACAAGCTCATTGAATAGGCAAGGCAAAAAGCGGTTCCCTACGTCTTGCCACTGGCCAGGCTTAATATCCCTGGGATGAGCGGTAAGGCTATGAGTGCGGGTAACAAAACGGTTGTTGATATAATATTTGACAGCATATAATTGATCCACTGGCCACCAAATAAAGTTTTGAATTGCATCCAGGGCCTCTTCAGCAATCCAATAGCGAACAGGGTTGTAGCCTTTGGCTTCCGTTTCCCATTCATGCCAACCATCCGCAGTTAGGGCACCTTTTTTAGGAGTACCACGAATCCAATCTGCAAACTTTGTGCATGACCAATAGTTACTTCTCATTATATTTTCTCGTATGTTTGTGCAAAGATGTCTTTTTTGACTACACCGTAGTCATTCTCACCATGGCGAACAATAACATCTTCGCCTGGATTATAGTGTAACTTCTCACCCCATGATGTGTCAACTGATCCGGAGTGATCTGCCAACTTAGCAAACTTGACGATCTTCTTTGGTGTGCAAACACCATTACCTAAATCGTCTTTAAGATCATTAAACGCATCTGGACTAATAGGATACTGCTCACCTTTGGGTCCAGTCATAATATAGAATCCTTTTGGATACTTAACTGGACCTTCAAGTGTGTCAATCGTGCCTGGCTCGTTAGCAATCTCATAACGTTCTTTGGCAGGACGCTTATAGGTTTTAAATCCACCGTCCTTGAACCACGCATCGGTAATGCCTTTGCCTTCTACAATATTGATAAACTCACGGATCATTTACGATCTCCAAAAAGTTGTAACAGATTAATAAACAAGTTGATAAAGTCCATGTACAGAGTCAATGCTCCTCGAACCTCAGCAACATCGCTAGCTTCTACTGAAAGTTCCTCACGGATCTTCTGTGTGTCATAAGCAGTTAGGCCAAGAAAGATGATAATAGCCAATGCTGAGATTACCATCTGCATCACAGTTGATCCAATAAAGATATTAACAATGCTGGCAATAACGATAGCAATCAATCCAACAAACATAAATTTGCCCATGCTGTCTAGACTTTGTTTGGTAAAGTAACCATACGCACTCATTACACCAAACAGAATGGCCGCGCCCATAAAGGCACTAACAATCGACCCCATAGTAAATACGGCAAATATAGTGGCAAAGCTCAATCCCATTAGGGCCGCAAATCCATGTAAGCATAACTGTGCTACACCCTTACTAGGATTATTGCCTAGGATCATAGCAACGCCAAAAATAGCAACTAGCGGTGAAAAGATCACAATCCATTTCATCACGCCTGTAAAAAAGAATGCCAACAACTCTGGACTAGTGCCCACAAAGTAACTGACCATCATTGATACAATAACAGCAAGACTCATATGTCCGTAGACACGGCCCATTGCTGAGTTAATTTCGCTTGCAGAACGATATGTCATTCCGCCTGTATAAGTAGTTCCAAACATAATTTTCTCCTTAATGTTGATTTAAAATTTGTGTGAACCTTGATTCAAAACTTTCTTTATAGCATGAATATTCTTGGTTCGTTTCTTTATTGATATAGTGAACCCATGTGTTACTGCCAATATCAACTACATCAATTACCCTAAACTCTTTTCGATCTACTGTGGTCCATATCTGACCTGTTTCTATTTTCATCTTAGTGCGTCCATTGTTAGTTCTTTACCGTAGACGTGTGCTACGGGTTTAATCCAACCTGCATTTATAGCAGTAATAAAGATACTCTTATATTCTGCAGGGCAACTTTGACTAATTTCAAATCCTGCTCTAGGGCATGTCATTAGACCGTCCTGAAGCATAAACTTGTCGTCACCTTGACGTATGGTTTGAATATTACGTGTTCTAGTACTTATCTTCAAAGCTTCTCTCCTACTTGAAATCCACGGAACCGTAGGAACCTTGGAAATCGCAAACTGTATGTTCCGTCCTGGTTTTGGGTGACGGCATCTGCTCGCACTTCCACGATCTGACCAAGTAGGGAATCACGTGAATTCCAGTAGCTATCACGATCACTATCACTAAAACCACTGCCCACATTGACGCGAATAGTTTTTCCGTCGTCGACTCCTTGGCAGACAATCGCTCCAAGCCTGCCAACGTTTCTTCCTGTTCCTTCTTCAACATCTACTACCTCCAAAGATACTTCAATGAATGGCTTCAACTTGAGCCATGCTACTGAACGTTTACATTCATAGCCAGCTTCTGGGTCTTTAATCATAATGCCTTCATAGCCGCCAGCCACTGCCTGTGCGTTGATTTCTTTGTATCGCAACTGGCCTTCATCTGTGTCCAGATCAACCAGTTCGTTAGCCAGACAAGTAACGTTGGGCATATCTATATGATTCTGTTCTACCCAAGTCTGCACCATCTGACTGCGAACCGTTTGACTCTTGTCCCACGAACCTTTTTCAAAGTCTTCAAGTGGACACATGTCAAACAGATTCAAAATAGCATCGTTAGCTTTGACATCACTCTTACGATGCACTTGTGTCATTAAATCTTGGAAACTACTACTCATAATCTCACCATCTAATACTAGAGCATAAGGTGGAGGAGTCTTTTTAACCACTGCACTAATCTGTTCTGTAACGTGGGGAAAGTTTACCAGTTCCTTACCATTACGGGAAAACATATCCACACGCCCATCAGGGTACACAATAGTAATGACACGTACTCCGTCCAGCTTAACCTCAATGAGCTTTTGTCCAGAAACTTTAGACTCGTGATTAGCACTATCATGAGCAAGCTGGCAACTAAAAACAGGTATTGCATAATCAGGCCATTTCTTTTCTACAACCTTATTGATGGTTTTTTCGCTTGTGCCGCATCGCAGGTCTTTGATCAGTATGCGTCGATACCAACCATTCCATTGTGCCCGAGTGGCACTGGCCATCATTTTAGCAACAGTGTCACGGGCAAGGTTACCTGTGAGGCTACGATTAACAAAACCAGTAATAATGAGACTAAAACTATCCCAAGATAAGCCAGCACCATCTTCATCTTTTTTCTCCGGGATCTGTTTCAATCCAAATGTAATCATAGGGTCTAGAGCAAGACGTGCGCCTTGAAAGAATTCACTATTACCAGCTTCAGCTTGCGCCAAAATAATAGCTTCTTTGTCCAAACGACTATTATGGTCTTCAAGGGTGGAAATTACATTTTGACACGGATCGAACATGTTAGACCTTTCTGCTGTTTAATTTATATATTATACAGTCTAAGGATCAATAAGTCAAGTGGTCTGGTGTCTTAAATGGCTTGCCGAGTTGTGCATATGGCAGGTTTCGGACAATTTTCTTTTTCATTGAGCGTATAACTGGATGGTTGTGATTCCAATCAAATGTTTTCATGTACTTGTACCAACAGGTTTTTTTGGCACGTTTGGATAAATTACTGTCCAAATAGTGTTTGGCAGCATCAAAATCGTTGCCAAATTTATCATTTAACTCGCAGGCAATATTAAAAGCAAATGCGCCCATTTCATCTTTATGACCGTAGTATTCTTGCTCTCGGCGATCTCTGGCATAGTAGGCTGTGCTTAGGTATCCTGGAATCTGTTTAAATTCTCTTGTACGATATTGTCTCATGTGTACAATTTCGTGTAGGATAGTATCCGCAAACAATCTACACATTCTATCCCAACGGCTGTCTGAAAGTTTAATTTCAGCACTGGTAGATCTATAGCTGAAATTTACTTCAATCTGTCTATATCCTTCTTGATCGTAGTCTGCATAGTACACGCCACCTATGTAAACAACACCCTTGTCGTGTTTTGAATCACGCTGTAATCTAACTCTAATAGGAAGATGCCATTTGAGATGATCACTCAGTAGTTTTTGTAAGGTTTTAATGGCAAGGCGTTTGCCCACTACATAAGGCTTTAACTCGTACATCATAGTGTACAAGTTATCTCTGTCTAACATCGACCAGTTAAATGGTTTCTTTGACACAGTACTCTCCTATTATACATATTTAAGTGTAGTGTCAGCCCCTAATAACTACGCACTTTATGGGCGTTTTGAGATCACCTTATCTGCTAACCCATAGGCTACAGCTTCATCTGCGCTTAAAAAAGTGTCAAACTTCATATTACTAAACAGCTCATCATAGGTTTTGCCCGCAGTATTGTGACGTACATACAGTTCAGTTAGGCGTTTATTCAGTCTTTGACTTTCTTCAAA